CCTTTTTGTTTGCGTCTTCTCTTAACATCAACAACGCCTGCTACTGCTATGCCTTTAGTGCCTACGCTGCGGTTTGTCTTTCTAGCCTTTTGTTTTTTAATTGTATCTTTTTTAATTTTATTTGTTCGTTTTACGATCGCCTGCCTGCCCTCTTTTGTGTCAGCTTTCGGTCTCGGGCCATACTTCTTCACAATCCTTTTTTTAAACTTTTGGCCTTGTTTAGACTTTAAGGCGTCATCCACAGCTTTTTTGCCATACTTCTTAACGGCTGCTCTAGTGCCTTGACTAGCAGCTAGCGTTAATATTGCAGGTATAGCCATTTTAAAACCTCTTAGAGAACCTTAGTTCTGCAAACTTGGAAGATGGATCAAACGAGGCCTCAAAGTCGCCTTTCTTAACTCGAATGTCCCTAAATTTATTTCGTTGTGGGTCATAAGACGTGCTTGCTCTTACGCCTTTGCCTATGTCCAAACCGCCTGAGAAATCAGTAGCGCGGGTGTCGCCACGCCGCAAGTCAGTTGCCGCTGAAGCTGACGCGCTGAATCGACCTTGATCTGTAAACAGAGTGGTAGCCATTCGAGCTGCACCTACATCTAAATCCACCTGCGCCCCCGCCTCACCATCAAACATGGGGGTGTACGCGGCGTAACTACCAAAAAACTGTTGCGCCTCTTGGGGGGTTTGTATGTCCATATACTGTTGTGCTATGGGGTCAGTGTCTTCACCGCGCCTTAAAGCATCAGCTTCGTTTAATAGCTGGCGCTGTATGTTTTGAGTATCGGGGTTTCTCATTTTTTACCTCTGTGTTTACAGCCGCATGCTTTTTTCTTGCGTCGTTTACGTCCGACATGGACAATTTTAGGATTTTTTGGGTTACTTAAGCTTGTTTTAGCCATTAATCCTCCGAAGACGGTTCTAAGTACTTAATGTCTTGACCTGCTAATTTTAGCAAATCCGCGTCAGACATGCGTTCTAGCTGTTTAGTGCCTTGGATATTAATATTTACTTGGGTAGAGTTATCGGGTGTAGCTAAGCCATGCAATTTTACTAGTGAATCGACAGTATTCTTCATTTCTGTAGCATTTGCTGCGGACTGGTAACTCTCCATATACATCATATGGGCGTTTTCTCGCTTAAAGTTTACCGTTTCGCGCATTTCTTCACGTAAGAACTCTAAAGCCTTCGCTGCAGCGGGTCGCCGTGCAGCCTCACGCGCTGCCTGGGGGGACGCGTAACCGGCTGCTCTGCCTGCAGCTGCAACGCTCATGCCACTAGCTATTAATTGAATTAATTTTTCTTGCTGAATAGTTAAGTCGTTAAGGTTTATACCCATATAAGGCATAAATGACTGGAATTCAGTGTGAGACATTTCCTTAGTTAAGGGTTCGTCTACCACTTCGTTGGGATTTAAGCTGTTCTCTAACATTTTCGTCTCTGTAGACAAAGATCGGGTACCTTGCTGTTGGCTCTTCTGGCATAGAACTGTCTAACCACGCTTCTACTTCTTCCTTAGTCCAATCTAAAGCGGCTAATATTTCTACTGCCTTGTCAAAATCGTATGCTAATACCTCTTCACCGTCGGTAGAAAAGGAAGCTGTGCCTATTACAGCGTCATCTAAACCTTCGATAGCCATAAAGTAGTTTAAATCGTATTTTAATTCCATAATATTATTGGATATTAGCCTAGTTATGTGTTAGTCACAAGAGTAATCGTGGATATTTTTGACCCACCAGTACAACATATCCTCAGAAAGTGTGTGTTTTAGGAAATTTACACGGTATGCAACTAATTGTACGTTGTTTTTTGTGTAAGAACCATTAGGGTCTATTCGATCTATTGATGCATTAAACTCTTTCGCGCCATCTCCGTCTTTATGGTGTGTTAAGTAGACACCTGACAAGGCGCACCTGCCTTCTTGCTCTTCCCAAACTTTTTCTAGGTCCTTGCTGGTTAGTTTATATTCTATTTCTTGTAGTTTGCTGCGGTGATATTTTGACTGGTTTATTAGATTAGCTAAATATGCAGCGGGAGAGCTACTGTGGCGCCTGCGTTTACGCAGTTCCAAACAGTCTTGACACGTTTTTATTATGCGCTTGCCTTCATTCGCTCTGAACGCGTCCAACGTTTTCTCAACGCCGCACTTTACGCACGTCCTTTTATCTGACATGCGCTAGAGTATACACGCTGTAAAAAATTTTGCAGAAAAAAAATTTGAAAATGTAATCTGAATCGCTCACTCATCGCTTACTCGTGGTCCTGCGCCGCCCCCCTAGTCCGGTTTTTGTCGTGGAACCTTGTTTCTGCATACCAGGTTCGTGGAACCTTGTACGCAAAAACAGGGTCAAGGTCAAAGGCACGCGCCGCGCTACGCTTGGCTCGTTGTTGATCTCTTTTGTTTTTAATCAATAGGAGAACATCATGAACATTAAACAAACAGCTACCAACCTTTGGACCAACCGCAACGCAATCGCTAAGAAAGGATTGGACGGCTTCATGGACAACCCGACTGGCTGGATACTCGCCGCCATGTCTACCATCATCGCTTTCATCTGCGGCGACATCGCTGACGCAGCTGAGCGCACGGCCAACGCATCTGAAGTGTCAGCTTTGGTTGACCTCGATGAGCACCTCGGCACCGACTACATCAGCAGGGGATAACAACAGGGGCTACGGCCCCTACCCTACGTGTAACTTAACTTAACTTTGGAGAACATTATGTATATTAAATCTACCTTTAAAACTTTAGTTGTACCCGTTATTGTCATCGCTGTAGTCATCACTAGCTTCGTAGCTTGGTCACGACACGACCAGATCTACATGACGCCGAACATGATACCTGATGACTACATGTGTGTGTACTCTATGTCATCTGACCATTACGCATGCGGCGACGCTGACTACATGACGGCCCATGACTTCTTTATTGGCCGATAACCAGCTTAGGTCTCCGGGCCACGGTCTCCGGACCGTGGACCAAACAACACAGGGGATCGTAGCGTGCCGGTGTCGCCCCTATCTTGATCATTTATTATACAATCATGATTATTTCTCCAAGATTCACGCTCTCCGGCCCACGCACAGTGTGTGTACGTGTGTACACGGTTTAAAATAAATCGTGTACACAAATAAATGCAACGTTATCAGCGGGTTAACTAAATGTGTACATTGTGTACAGTGTGTACACGCTTTTTTAACTTCATTTATATATACCTATTTTATTTATAACTTTTATTTTCTACTTAACTTAACCTCTAAACCGTGTACACAGTGTACACACCCACCTTAGGCCAAGCCCCATCTAGCTTTGGCCCTTTTTCAATTCGTGTACACATTAGTGTACACACCGTGTACACACCCCCGTTTCGTGTACACATTTCGCCTTTCGCTCCGCTACAGGCGTTGAGCGTGGCTCGTGATTCTTGAAACATTAACTTTAATTTATTTACTAGAGGCGCCTATGGATACAATACCGACTGAGCTTCAAGAGCTCATAGATGAAGCCGATTCTATACGCCGAGCGATAGACAATAATGAGCTGACTTGCGAAGAGACCAGCACATTTGAGAACATCCTCGATGCTATAGAAGACGACATTCTCGCTTACGATTTCATCCCCAGCAGCAGCGAAGATTGGGATGAAGACATACCATTTTAGGGGCTTCGGCCCCGATCCTTTTAACTTATTTATAACTCAACCACAGGTACACATTATGTTTAAACTTATTGTTGCGGGTTCCCGCTCATTCAACGACTACGATTTACTAAAAGCTAAGCTAGATCGTTTGTTATCCAACAAAGACCTATCCACTGTCCACATTGTCAGCGGTACAGCACGCGGCGCAGATGAGCTCGGTGAGCGCTACGCCAAAGAGCGCGGCTGCCAACTTGATCTCTTCCCAGCTAACTGGGCAAGATACGGCAAATCAGCTGGCTTTGAGCGCAACACCAGAATGGCCAACCATGCAGATGCAGCTGTCATATTTTGGGACGGTGAATCGCGCGGTGCATCACACATGGCTAATACCATGGAAGGTTTCAACAAACCATTGCGCCGCGTGTTGTTCACCCCAGCGCCAACACCAGCGCAACCACAACAACTAGCCCTAGGTTTCTAGGGCCAGTTGTAATAGCTACCTCGTAGCGTGCTCGTAGCGTGCCACAAACTAGTTCGTCTTATCATCTAGATCTTAAAAGATAAAAGATGCGGCGCTACCTCCGGTAGCTGCCGTTGTGTCTGGTTATTATTTTAACTATTAGGAGTATACAAAATGATCGATACTAATACACAAGCTTGGGTAACAGCAGTACAACATAAAGTAGACCTAGATCACTACAACATAGGCGAAGAGATACTACTAATATCTCCGCACTGCGTTATGCATTCAGCAGCTGGCTACTACATAGGCCAAGTATGTACAGAGTTCGAATGGGCTGATGAGATTGACGCCCGTAAGCACGACGGATACTGGATACCACAACCATGGGCTCGCAACACCGAGTACATGAAAGAGGAAGATGCATACCGCACTCTGGAACGTTGGGAACAGGAAGACCCAGGCTCCACAATACTATCACCAGATAACAAGCCATCAATTACAGCAGTATCAACTGAAGATGATGAGTCCTGACGGGCTATCATCTTTTTTAACCCAACTTACAAAGTGTGCACCTCGTAGCGTGCCACCACCAACCGTGTACCGTGATTCGTGGACGCCTTCCACTCCGTTACAGGCGTTGTTCGTGGTCTTTGATTAAACAACAAGAGGAACGAAAAATGAACATAAAGAAACTACCAGCAATCGAAGACTACCAACGAAGACGGAATTGGGTCGTCGCAGCTATAGGACTAGACGGATACTTCGACGACAGAGAAAGCCGTTACGACACTAAAGCTCGAATCGACGCCATCAAAAACTTAAACAACAGCGGAGCACGAAAAGAGTGCTTTCCAGACCTCCGTCTTAGTGACATAAAACGAATTGTAGATGACGTCAGTAGGATTCATCCAGATTCAACAGAGATCTTGCACCCTTCGCAACATCTAGCAGTCAACCTACCTTTCTCAAGAGCACTTGATATGCAAGAAGCGCTTTATGAACAGGGTTTGTACACAGTTATATTTCCAACATCAGTTTATTAATTTTTATTGTATGTATTCAGTGCAAAGGCTTGATCACCTGAGCATCTGTAGGGCAGACCGTAAATCTGTATCACCCCGCAGAGTAAGTGCTATGACCATCTGGTGAATACATACACCTTATTACTAACCACGCATTGTAGGAGGTGCATATGAATAAACAAAACGAATATCTGATGGCCTTTATGGAATCAGAAGCATGGCGACAGCCAGAAAACGAAAGCGAGGGTGCACAAGACCCAGCAGACGTGATCGAAAAACTAGAAACTCAAATCAAACTAATAGAAATGGAAGATTAAATTATGAAAACTACACACTTTGACCCATCAGAAGTAGAAACTAAAGAAGTCGTATACGCTAAAGAAACAACGCACGACATGTACACTCAAGATACTAATGCAGATCCAGAGGGCGTAGCAGCTAGAGTTGTACACACAGCTGACTATCCAGCTTATCTCTTCGACACATTCCGACTTGACGAAGACGGCAAGCTTGCACCTCGATCAGACGTAGTAGAAACTGCAATGACTTACTACAACGCCTACGGTGACAGCAGCTACAACGGCGAAGATACTGACACTTATGCAGACGAAGTAGACGCAGGCATCAAGTTCATGCGCTCATTCTTTGCATCATCACACACTGCTAGCAACGGCAATGCACAGCGTCCATCGCAAGGCATGTTGTACAGCTTCGCAGGTGCAGCCAACAGACTTGTTGCTGACTGGTGTATCGACCGTCGTACATACGATGATCTATGCAGCAAAGGCTCATTATCAGACAATCAAATCAAGTTCCACGATGACTTGTCTAACAAGATCCCAGCTATGGGCAGACAGTGGCGCGTATCTCGCGACGTACTCACAGAGATCAACGATGAGTTCGGCACTGACTTCAACATCAACGCTGATCAAGTCAAGAAGGCTATCTTCAACAACTTGAAGCGTCTGGCTGATTACCATACCAACCGCAGTCGCCCAGTTAACGTGCAGCAAAAAGCAGACTCTGCTCAAGCTGACCTTAACAAAGCAATCGCTGCTACCTTCTAACCACCACGGAACCCCGCTTCGGCGGGGTAACCCACAACCAGGACTGGCTGCGTGCCACGGAGATAATTATGTATGAACATGTAATGGTCAGATGGCTTGAAGCTATAGCACTTAACACTGAACGAATAGCTAAAGCGATAGAAGACATCACTGAAGCAGCAGAAACGCAGCTAACACCAGCTGATGTGCAACAGATAATTAAACACGAACGATACCATAAAGAAGCTAAATTAAACGAATATGATGAACTTAAACTAATTGACAGAGGATTTACAGATGACTGAATACGACGACGGTAGAGTAATAGACAGAGATGAGCTGTTAGAAAAAGCTCTTAATTTCATTGACCTTCTACAAATCCACGTGCAACTAATAGCATACGGCGCCGTTAATGATAAAGAAATAATGACAGCAGAAGATAACGAATGGCCTGAACGTAGGCTTGCCCATAAACTAGATAAAGAAATACAAGAATGGAAAGAGAGAACACTAATATGAATGAATTAAACGAACTACTACAGGACCCAGCACCAAACGACGCATACGAAGACAGCGTGCTCCAAGGTATAGCTGAAAAAATAATCACAGGCAAACTTGCTGACGTAACTGAAAACGAAATATTTCTGCTGCAAACAGAAGTAGAAATTGCAACACAAATCAACAGAGTTGATGCAATCTTCAACAAGCTGACCGGAGACCGTGAACCATGAGCAAAGGCAGCACACCACGGCCCTTTAACAAGGATAAATTTAACGAATCATTCAATAGGATATTTAAACATGATAAACCTAAACTTAAACCAACAAACAAAACAAACGAAACAACAAGCGTTCAAAAACCAAGCAAAAAAAATGATTGAGTACGCAAAACAAAACCCTACCGACGTATTGCTAGGCTGTTTAACGTTAATCATGATGGACGCCAATGCTTCTATTGACAGTATTGAACAACTTGAACAAATCGAAAACTCACGCAACTAATGGAGACTATATATGCGTACAATCCGTGCATCACAACTCGACAATGAGCTGATGGCCAATGCCAAAGCTGACATACCATCAATGATCTGGGGCCCACCCGGTGTTGGTAAGTCGCAAGTAACATACAGCATCGCTCGCCAACTCAATGCAAAACTATATGAGCTGCGTGCAAACCTGTTTGACCCGGTTGACATACGCGGCGGTCTCAAAGTAGTTGAGCAAGAAGACGGCACATACCGCACTCGCTACGGTATACCAGAAGATTATCCCGATAGTAACTACCAAGGCACTGTTGTCCTGGCCATCGAAGAGCTGCCTAACGCAAGTAAAGCAACTATGAATGGCTTGTTACAACTCATCCTTGACAAACAAATCGGCAGCTACAAGCTACCACCCAACACAGTAATTGTCGCCAATGGCAACAGGTCAGTTGATCGTGCAGCGGTCAACGAAATGCCCACTCCGGTCAAGAACCGCTTTGCGCATTACACCCTCGAGGCCAACATCGATGACTGGTGTGCGTGGGCCGTGAATGCAGGCATTGACCCGGCGATCACTGCCTTCTTGCGTTACCGTCCTAAACTCTTACATGATATGGACGTATCGCAAGCTGCATTCCCCACGCCCCGGTCATGGGAGATGCTCAATCGCAAGCTACCATTCTTCGGCGGTACACATGATGAAGAGTTCTATGGCTGCGCATCACTTATCGGTGACGGTCCTGCCGGTGAGTTCGTTGCATTCAAAAAGATGATCAATGACATGCCTGACATCGACAAATGCATCAACGCACCATCATCTGTAACTGTACCATCCGACACGTCTATCTGTTTTGCAGTAGCCGGCGCACTTGCTGCCCGTGCAGATCAAACGACGTTCAAAGCGATAATGCAATTCGCAAGACGCATGCCTGCAGAATACCAGGTAATCGTCGTGCGTGACTCATTGGCCAAAGACAAAACGTTGCTTCAGCACGCATCGTTCACACAGTGGACAGCTGACAACGCAAATGTCTTGGTCTAACCAGCGTGCCAGCGTGGTAACTGGCTAGTCGGGGTTTGGTCACCCGATGAGGAGCAGGATCACTCCCTGCAAACAAACGACTTAGAGAAAACTGTAAATCCGTAGTTGAGACTGCGTAAGCTGGGACGGGGTGGAGGCTATTTCGGAAGCTCCGCCAGCATCTTTTAGCGTGACGCGGGACTTCATCAGCGAAGTTCAAATATTGGCCGATAAGCTGCTTAATTGCTGTCAAGTTACAACGTGTGCATTGCCGATCTTTGCAAAGGTTTCGCCTACCTTACACGCTCAACGGGCCTTCATCAATCAACCGAGGACATCACCATGGCATCAGTAAGAATGACTAATGAACTACGACACAGTCTCAATCGTGAAGCAATGATAGCTTGGGACAATGTAAACCACGCTACAAAACCAACAAATGAAGAGAAAGACTTCCTTCACAATGCATACCTTGACTCACCTTTTGTACAAGCAATCAACAATGCTACACCAGCACTTGAATCCTTAGCTCAATTTACTTTAGATACAAATACATGGAAGACAGCTAAGATTATGGCTGATAGCGCTACTCGAAAACAAGAATCTGTTAGATTTATAACAGGCAGCCCATCATTTGACAGAGACGGTGAACGTCAAAGTTACCACAGGCTAAAAGACGCATCGTATTTCGAAGTTAACTTTGACACCCCACGTTTATTTCCAATGTGGAACAATGGTTGGTCTAGTGGTATACACACGACAGACTTCAAAGCTGACTGCGTAGAAAAAGCCAATGGAATCATTGACAAATATCACAAAGCCCGTGAAGAACATAACGAAAAACGAAAGACATTTGACAAGAAAATCGAATCTCTTCTCAACAACTGCAACACAGTCAAGCAAGCAATCGAAGCCTGGCCTGGTATCGAGAAGCTGCTTCCCGACAACGTCATACAAAAAATGCATCAAAAACAAACACGCAAAGAACGCGCTGCAACGGTGCGTCAACAAGTTGACTTCGATGCAACGGAGGCAAACCAAGCAATACTCACATCTAACTTACTAGGACTATAACTATGGAAATGATGGCTTACGATCAAATGACCAGAGCCCGTGCCAACTTGCTTATTGAACAACCGTTCTTTGGCACGTTGGCTATCAAGCTCAAGCTTGTAGAAACTGACGAGATTCAAACAGCTGCTACCGACATGGAGCGGCTGGTATTCAATCCAAAGTTTATTGCAAAACAATCAAGCCATCAGACCCTAGGTCTTGTCGCCCACGAAGTAATGCATTGTGTACTATCACACCCACTGCGTCGCGGCGAACGAGACCCTGAGTTATGGAACGTTGCTTGTGATCATGCAATCAATCTACACCTTTTGGAACAAGGCTTCATACTACCTGACGGTGGTATACACGATGAACAGTATCGTGACATGACAGCCGAAGCAATCTATAACATGCTAGGTGACGACGACAGACCATCAAAAGGAAAGAACCCGCCTATGTGGGGCTTGGTCATGGACCCTGGACAGGGATCGTTGACACCTACATCCGGTGCAGCACTCGAGGCTGATTGGAACATTTCAATACAACAAGCAGCAGAAGTTGCCCGTGCAGCAGGCAAGCTCCCCGGCAGTCTTTCTGATCTTGTTGGCGCAGCACTCGAGCCCAAGATTGACTGGCGCACAGTCATGTGGCCCTTCTTTACTGACATGATCGACGACGACTACACCTGGCGCAAACCTAACCGTGCTTACATATCTGAGGACGAGTATCTTCCTAGTATGTATGCCGAGGGCTTGGGCGAGATTGCAGTTATCTTCGACACAAGTGGATCATGCGTCGAGTATGCGCAGACATTTTGGTCCGAAGCTGCTGCCGTCATGCAACAATGCGCTCCACAAGCTATACACATACTACAATGTGACACAGATGTAACCGATGCCGTTACGCTTGACAAAGGTTGTGACCCACATGAGTATGTACCAGAACTCAAAGGCGGTGGCGGAACTAAGTTCTCACCCGCTTTTGATTACATCAGTGAACATTACCCCGACGTGGTAGCAGTTGTTTACTTGACCGATCTAGAGTCAAACGACTTTGGAGATGAACCAGAGTACCCAGTTCTTTGGGTCTCTACCGAAAAACATGAAGCCCCTTGGGGCACTGTCACTTACATGGAGGATGCATAATGTATCTCAACTACAAAAAAGTTAAAGTTCGAATGAAGCAACGTAACCTACGTCATGTAGATGTCTACAAAAAAATGGGTATTACTCGTACTGAGTTTGAATTAACTATCTACAAACAACGCCCCGTTACACTCAAATTCTTAGCAGCTTTAGACAAAGCATTGCCAGAAGCCCCATTAACTATTGATCAACTTCCAAAGAAATATCATTGGATGGTAGAAAACAATGGGTAGGTTTGACCAATCAGGACCTGGGCTCGATGAGGAGCCTTTGTCCTGGGTAGAACCAGACGGCGTCAATGATTACGACAGACAGGTCGAAGAGCTAACTCGTATGTTCATGGAACGAGAAATGCCACCCGATCACAACAAAACTATGTTAGCATTCGTTGCTGAGCAAATTGCTGATAATATATTAGAGCCTGGAGGCATGATGGATCTATTATATTACAACTTTACTGCTGCCAATGGAGTGCCAGCTAGCGGCCGTCCAGACCTCATGAAAGGTTTCCTCAAAAAACATGTTACAAAATATGTTGATTGGGATTACCACGACCTTGTACACCTACTTGATCAATAGGATATTGATATGCTCATCACCCTAGACTTTGAAACTTATTACGACCCACAATTTAGTCTGACTAAAATGTCCACTATGGAGTATGTGAAGGACGAACGGTTTAAAGTCTGGGGTGTTGGCGTCAAAGTAGGAGATGGCCCTACAGAATGGTACGGCGAAGATGAAACTGAAACATTTCTTAACATTCTTGACTGGTCATCTATTGATTTAGTTTGCCACAACACACCCTTTGATGCTTACATACTAACTCAATACTACGGACTAGTACCTAGGATGTATATCGATACTGCTGCAATGAGTCGTGGTTTGTATCCTGGCGAGAGCGCCCGTTTAAAGGACGTGGCAACTCGATTGTTTCCTGATGATGAGTCAATGCGTAAGGGAGATGAGCTCGTAACTGCGAAAGGTGTAAGAGACCTACCCCCGGATATAGAAGAATTAATAGCAGGATACTGTATACAAGATGTCGATCTAACATATGCCATTTACCAAGAATTATTTTACAGATTCCCACGCAAAGAACTCAAGCTAATAGACATGACAACACGCATGTTCTGCGAGCCACAGCTGACCGTGGACCGTGATCTATTAATCAAGTACCGAGACGAAGAAATCGAAAGGAATGACAATATTATACAAGCATCTGGCCTTAGCCGCAAGGTCCTTGGCAGCGATAAACAATTCAAAGAACACCTAGAATCTATAGACATTACACCAGCTACTAAAGTAAGTCCTCGCACCGGCAAAACTATACCAGCCTTTGGTAAGAACGACCCTGGTTTCAAACAGATGCAACGCATGTACCCTGAGCTGCAGCACATCTGGGATGCACGCACTGCAGTCAAGAGTCGCATTGCAGAGACCCGGGCGCAGCGCTTCATTGATGCAGTCACACCTCAAGGGACCATGCCTGCACCTCTTCGTTACTACGCAGCGCACACCGGTCGCTTTGGCGGCACAGAAAAAATCAATCTACAAAATCTACCCCGTGGTTCAATACTACGTAAAGCGCTTACCGCACCTGACAACATGTTTGTGTATGTAGCTGACTTGTCAAACATCGAGGCTCGAATGCTTGCATGGCTTGCTAGCGAACACGAACTGCTGCGGTCATTCAAAGATGGCGTTGACGTATATTCTAACTTTGCATCAGTTATATATGACAAGCCAATCAACAAGCATGATCACCCAACTGAACGTTTTGTAGGCAAAACTGCTATCCTTGGCCTTGGCTATGGTATGGGTGCAGACAAATTCCAAGCAACAGTCAAAGCAGCTGGCATCAATATGGACCTGGACGAAGCACAACGCGTCGTGCAAACATACCGTGCAACATACCCAGGCATATCTAGCTTCTGGAAGCGTGCTACAAACTTACTTGAACAAACAGCTGACCCATTTTGCTTCATAAACAAATATGCTTGTCTTGAGATACAAGACAGCCGCATTGTGCTGCCAAATGACATGTCTCTTTGGTACCCTAACTTAGAAATTTGTGGAGATGACCATTTCTACACGATTGGTAGCAAACGACAAGGTACTTGGGGTGGGCGCATCACCGAGAACATTGTACAAGCTTTGTCCAGAATAGTAATTACTGACGCTATGTTACGCATAGAAGAGTCATTACCCGAGCTAAAAATTGTGCTGACTGTACACGATGAGATCATTGCATTAGGGCCCCAAGAGGATGCACAACGTAACATGGATGCTCTAATCTACGCTATGTGCATACAACCAAAGTGGGCACCTGCATTACCATTGGACGCGGAGGGTGGTTTCGATGTATGCTACTCCAAATGAGCAGACTAGTATTAACAAGGAAACCCGGTGAAGAAGTAATTGTCCACGATTACGGAGGCATCATTACCACTATAAAAATAACAAAGGTAGAAGGGAATCAAGTTCGGCTATCATTTGATGCCAACGAAGAAGTATATATCGACCGCAAAGAAATATTCGAGAAAAAACAATCTAAAGATTCGTAGGAGGGTCTTGTGCAAATCACATTCTTAGAGGCTACAAATGGCCTCCGGCTTAGTAAGCTCTATAAAAAAGACAATACATTTACTCCATACCCACACGTTAAAGCAGTTACTTCCCACCATTATAACATTCCGACCTCAAAAGACGGATTGACAGAACTAAAAGATCTAATAATACAACATGGTGACAAAGGACACTGCATGCTAAAAGGGCCTTTAAAGCGCCCAGTTATTAATGAGAGTCGAGCGGGACTCGCGGACCGTGCAGCATACACAAGCCTCTTGGTCCTGGACATTGATGGTATCACCTTATCAAACTATAACCCTAAAAAATCAAACCTAACTAAAGTAGATGTAGAATTCATGGCTGAACAAATCATCATGAGTCTACCTACAGAAATGCAAGACATAAGTTACATTGCTCAAGCATCATCTAGTTTAGGTTTAAAACAAACAAAAGTATCACTGCATATCTTTATGTTCTTAGCCGTACCAATGCCGGCTAAATCAGTTAAGCTATGGCTGCAACATGTTAACTATACTTCGGAACTATTTAGTTCCCAACTCGAATTGTCTAGCAACAGCCATGCCCTCAAGTATCCACTTGACACATCAGTAGCTGACAACTCGAAAATCATCTTCATCGCTCCTCCTACGTTTGATGAAGCCACCAGCGATCCGTTCTCCCCCCAATTAGAGCGGGTCGTTTTGGTGGAACGTAGTGCGTCATCCATAAACCTTGCAGCAATGATGAGCAGCATTAGCCCGGAAGTTTGCTTCCAAAAAGGGCAAGAGCTAAAAAACGAATTAAGACAAGCAATAGGTTTTAGAAAAACTAAAGCCAACGTGCAAATAGCTACAGTAGATAACAAACCAGAAGAAATACTTACTAACCCAGACAAAATGTCTATCACCATAGCAGACGAATCATCGAGCCCTTACATTCGCTGCAACATCAATGGCGGAGATTCAAACGCTTACTTCTTTAACATCAATAACCCTACGTACATGTATAATTTCAAAGACGAACCCATCTTTGAAATAGAAAAAGCTGATAAAGATTTCTACTTATCTATCTTTGACACATACGAAGAAGAAATAAAAGAAGCAGGGCGTGCAGTGCAACCAATTGTGCTGCGTGATTACTACACTGATACATATTACAACGGACTATTTGATCCAAATTTAAATCAGTTCACAGAGAGCTACCCACTTATACCTACAAGCAAAACATCTATAGAAGGATTTATGCGTTCACATGGACGAACCAATCCCGCGTTTATACCTGACGCCAGGGTTGTGTTTGATCCAACAGACAAAAGCCCGGCCGTGAACCTCAACACTGCACCATATTACGTGAACATGTACCGTAAAACGAAATACATGTTAGCTGCTAAAGAAACACAAAAGTACGGCGTTGGCACAGCTAAAAATATGGCTGAGCATTGCCCACTTACATACAAACTAATATCACACATATTAGGTGGGGGCGAGCTAGAGTTTGAATACTTTATAAACTGGCTTGCATATGTATATCAAAACAAAACAAAAGCGATGACAGCATGGATACTGACCGGCGTACCTGGTACCGGTAAAGGCATCTTCTATAGTCACATACTAAAACCTCTGTTTGGGGACGAGCATGTGCCAATGCGTTCGCTGCAAAACATTGAAGAACAATTCAATTTATATATGCGCTCGGCATTATTCTTAATAGTTGATGAGTTCCGTATGGCAGACGCTTCTTCTGGAACCATGAAGATGGCTGACAAACTAAAGAACCAAATAACAGAGAAGACGCTTGCAATACGTGCAATGCGCAGCAACCAACACGAGTTACCAAGCTATACTAACTTTATCTTTTTAACTAACAGACCAGACGCAGTTAAGATAGAAGACGGAGACCGGCGCTACAACGTTGCACCTCGACAAGAGAAAAAGCTAGAGCATGTATACCCAGAAGTAATAGAACAGATCGAAGACCTAGAACAAGAACTACTGTTGTTTGCAGGTGTGCTACAAGAATTCAAAGTACAAAATAAACTTGTACGTACATGCATGAACAACGACGCAAAAGCCACGATGAAAACTGTCGGCATGTCAGTATTCGAAGAGTTCTGCGCTGCTATAAAAGATGGCAACATTGGTTTCTTTGCTGACGCATTAGAGCTATCTATTAGCAACACGTTTAACGCATCTGATGTTATGACTGCGCAACGTGTAATTAAAAATTGGATAAAAGAAACACAGGATAGTTACTCAATAATACCTATGGAACATTTACGTACCGTATTCCATGTACAAACAGAGCATACACCTAAATTATCTCAACGTGAATTTTCAAAACGTATGGAACGTAACGGTATTAAACGAACCCGTAAAAGACCTGTTGGAGCTGATAGAAGTACGACTGCA